CTCGGCGGCCGACATCCAGCCCATTGCGCGCAGTATCCATACCGGGAATTTCAGCGCAGCCAGCGCGCCGATCGACGCAGCCACGCCGGTGCCAAGCACCGCATACGAGACCTTCACTTTACCGATCGAGACCGTGAGGTCCTCGTTTCGTTGAATCCAATGCGAAATAGAGTCCAAAACCGCCGTCACCGGTCCAGACACAAAATCGGACGTCCGATTCCCGACGCCCTCTATTGTCTTTCCAAGCTCGACCCAGGAAGAATTCATCTTCGTGGCGTGCTCGGCCATTTCCGCGGTCAGCACCCCGCCGGTGCCCTGCATCCGTTGAAGTTCTTTTCGCAGCCCCGCGCTACCGTCCTTCAGCAGCGGCAGCAGGTCCGGCGACAGACCCAACGTTTCGAGGAAGTGCTTTTGCGCATCCGGGTCCTTATAGGTCTGCACTGCGTCGGCGACGTCGCCAAGTGCATCCACCGCCTTCCGCGCGACGCCTCCAACGCCGTGAAAAGCGATCTTGGATTGGTTCAGCAACGCTACCAACCCCTTGTCCGCTCTACCCCAATGCGCGTCGTTGAGCGTCTTTTCCAGGCCCGCCAGGCTACTATCCATCGCGTCCGCGGAACTGCCGGCGAGCGCCGCCGCGCCGCGCAGCGCACTCAGCTTCTCCACCGGCGCGCTGAGCAGATAGGCCGTCTTGCTGATCTGATTGCCGGTCTCCGCCCATTGCCGGCTAAGCGCCGCTATGCCGGCAATGCTCGCCGCGCCGGTGAGCCCCGCCATCGGTCCGGCAAGCCGCTCCACCGACCGCGCCGCGCCCAACGCGCGGTCGCCGAGCGTCGCCATGCCCTCGGCGGCCCGGTTGATGCCGCTGACCTCGCCGAACTTCGCCTGGGCCTTGTTGAATCGCTCCGCCGGGGCCTGCAACGCGGCGATGCGTTTGTTGATCGCATCGACCCCTTTGCTGGCATTGTCCTGTAGGGCAACGCTGATCGCGAACCCGGAGTTATTTGCCACGCTCGCGCTCCTCGACGCCCGGGATCAGGAAGGTCCAGCGCAGCAGCGCCGGCAGCGGCAAAGCCAGCGCCCAGCGCAGCCCCTCGCCATAGAACCGGCCGGCGCGGGCGGCGGTGATTTCGAGTTCGCCCGAGCGCGCCAGCGCGATCAGGTAACCGGCTGGCTCGCGGCCTCCAGCACTGCCGCCGCCTCGGCCGCCAGAGCGGCGCGGCGAGCCGCCCGCCAGCTCTCCAAAGGGTCGGGGGCGGGCGCGCCCGCGAACTCCTCGACGTAATCCGAAATCTGCTGGATCAGCCATGTCGGCTGTTTCTTCAGCACGTCGTAAGGCACGTGCTCGGCGCTGGCCGACTCGATCAGCCGCAGCGTCACGTCGAAACCGGACGCGCCGCGCACCGCCGTCGCTTTCAGGATATCCTCAGCCGTTGGCGCGCCCACCGTCACCGTTGCGTAGGAGATGCCGCCCTGCGCGAGCGGCTTCGGCAACGGCCAGCTCACCGGCTCCGGGACGGGGGTCCACGTGCTCATGACGGACCGCCGATTTCCTGGATAGTCCCGGCGACACCTTCAAACCGGAAATCAAACCCGGCGTCGGCGCCGGAAACGCCCGGCCGCCCGACATACCAGAGATTGTGTCCGACGATCTGCTTGCCGTTGGCCAGCAGCACCACCACGGTCGCGTTGGTAAGCGTGGTGAATCCGGTCACGCTCACCGCCGCCGAATCGCGGAACTTGCCCGAGATGAACGGCGCCACCGGCTTCTGCGAGTAGCCATCGACCCCCGACAGGCTGGTCATCGTCTCGTTCTCCGACACCGCCGGATCCCAGGTGAATTCGATCACCGGGAACGCGCCGCCGTTCACGCTGAATGCGGTTATCCCGGCAAGCCGCCGGTTGGTCGGCGTACTGGCCGCTAAAGTCCCTGACATGAATTAGCCTTTACGTGGACTGCTGAAACTGGACGAGGATGCCGACATTGATGACCTGATCGGAGAAATCGATCGGCAGAAACATCAGCACCTGGCCCTTGGTGCCGGCCTGGGCGGTGGCGTTCTGGGCGAACGTCTGCACGTTCTGCACAATGAAGATGCTCGCCAGGTAGGAATAGACCGCGATCACCGCACCCAGCATCGCGTTCGGCGTGGTGGCAGGAGAGCCCGGCGGGATCAGCGTGCCGTTGCTCACCAGGATCATGCCGGCGGCAATGAACTGGCTGGTGATCTGTGCCGTGATGTAGCGCGCGGCGTACATCGCCTGGAACATGATGTTGGTATTGAGATACGAATTGTCGGGCTGCCCGGATGCGTTCGACTGATAGGTCGTGATCGAGCGGTCGATGCGGGACGTCCCGGACGCGTCCACCGTGAACGTGCTCATTCCGTCGAACAGCTGCGTATTGCGCTCCCCCGGGCTGTCCTGCGATGCGATCGGCGGCGCCAGCAGATTGAGCGCCTGGGTCGACACGCCCTGCGCCGGATTGACCCGCAGCCGGATTACATGCGCCGCACACCAGTCCGCCGCCTCCACCCATGCCGCCGTCGGGCTGTCGTAGTAGCCGAGGATGCTGGCGTGCTGGTCGTTGCGCCCGGTGCCGAACGTGCTCCGGTTGCTGAACGTGCCGCGGAAGGCCGAGAATACGTGGCCGAACTGGCCCTCTTCGGCGCTCCAGCGGCCGGCCGAGTCCGACAGGAACGCTTGCAGCGCGTTGAGGCTCGTCGTGTCCGTGTAGGGCAGCGCGATATAGTCGAAAAGCTGCACGCCAAGGTTCGACAGCAGTGTCGTCAGCACCGGGTTGGTCGCACCGCTGCCCATCGCGACGATCGCGATGCCAACGCCGGCCGGCGTGACCTCGCCGTTCTGTGCGCCACGATAGTTGAACCGGATGTCGATATCGATCAGCGCCAGGCCCTTGTGCACGGCCGTCAAATTGACCACGCCGGCGGTCGACGCCGCCAGGCACGCGACGCCCGAGGCGGCGGTGATCGCCGCGGCAACGTTGGTCGCGATGATGGTCGCTGTGTCGGCGAGGTTCACCGCCACCGGGATCGAAACGCCCATGAGATACAGCGCCAGGGTGCCGGCGACGGTGGCCGGGCCGGTGAAGGTGATGCTGCCGGTCGCCGCCGTGCCGCCGCTCGCATCCGCCAGCGGCCCAAGCCACACTTCGCCGAACGGATCCTGCAGGCGGTATGCGGCATACATCAGCGCCAGCATCGAGTTGATGCCGCACAGGCCGTTGACCTGCGTCTGGCTATAGGCCTGTACCGCGGCGCTGGCGGGCGTGGTGCCAGCGCTGGTGATTTGCCCGATCAGCAACGCGCGCTGATTCTGCGTCGCGGTGTTGGCCTGGCTCGCGTCAAACTCGACGTTGACACCGGACGGCCGCCAGTTCCGCGACGGAAAGTATTTGAACGCCAGCGTACCGCTCATGTTTGGGCCTCCTTGGCGTCCGCGAGCACGACGTCGCCGTCCCGCAGCCGCCGGTTCCAGAATTGCGTTGCGGGCACATCCTCGCCGCCCGGCCGCAAAGTCCGGCCGTTCGGCGCGCGCACGATAAGCGGGAGCGCGCGGTCATCCTGCCGCGTGCCGGGTTTGACAAACATTATTACCTCGGAATGTAAAACTGATCTTCCCGCGGGCTCCGCGGTCCTATGGGCCGGATGACCACAGAAGGGGTTTGCCGGCGGCGGCAAGTAAAGGGCTTCCCGGCTTGGAAAGGAGCGCGGAGAGGAAGGCGGGAACCCCGCTCCGGGAATAGGTGATCGTGACGGCCGCTGTTGGCTTGCCGGCGGATGCGGCGATCGTCGCCGCGGCGCCGCGCTTTGTCGTGACGGCCGCCCTTGGTCTGCCCGCGACGGCCGCGATCGTCGCTGTGACCGCGCTCCCGTAATTGGCGGCGGCGGCTGCCGTTGGTTTGCCGGCAATCGCGGTGATCGCAGCCGCTTCGCCGCGCTTTGCCGTGACGGCCGCGGTAGGCTTGCCGGCGGTCGCCGCGGTGGCTGCCGCTGCGCCGCGCTTTGCCGTGACGGCCGCGGTCGGTCTGCTGGCGATTGCCGCGACCGCCGCTGTGATCGTGCTCCCGTAGTTGACAGTGACGGCCGCGGTGGGCTTGGCCGCCGTTGCCGTGATTGTCGCCGCTTCGCCGCGCTTTGCCGTGACGGCCGCGGTAGGCTTGCCGGCGGTCGTCGTGGTCGTCGCGGCTTCGCCGCGCTTGGACGTGACGGCCGCCGTTGGTCTGCCAGCGATGGCGGCAACCGAAGCCGTGTAGCCTGTCGAGGCGCTCCAGGTGATGACGATGATGCCCTGCGCGCCGTTCGCGCCGGTGGATTCGAAGGAGGTGCCGCCCGCCCCGCCACCGTATAATCCCCCAGCGCCGCCCTCCCCGGTGCTAGTGGTGCCGCTGGCCGACCCGCCACCCCCGCCCGACCCGGCGGTAGTCCATTCTGTGCCGGGGCCGCCGCCGCCGCCGCCGGCGTATACGTACGCGTCGCCACCCCCGCCACCCCCGCCGGCAGTGCCAGCGGCCGGGGAAGTG